GAAGTCTCAAACGAGATACCACAAAGTCGTAGATGGCGTTGTGGTTACGGTAGTGGATGAGAGCAAACCTACCTACTACTTTTACGATGATGGCGGCGGCGGTAACTCCCCGCTCCCACTGCTGGATGCGTACCAAATTGCAATGGAATATTACTTAGCCAACAAGGAGTCGAAATGAAACTCTATAACGTACCGCGTAATACCAAAATCAAGCTGGGTGATGGGGTCGTTCTTTTGTTCCACCACATTGATGGGATGTACAGCGTGTGTACAGACGAAAACGGCGACATATATCACATCAGCGCCAGTGAGGAAGTCGAAATAGTAGGAGGTAAAGATGAAAGTAAATAAGCCACAAACGAAAAATGTAACATTAGCTTTACATAAAGCCCCTGATGCGCCATTAACAGTACCACCGCCCAAGATGAGCCTGTGGGAACGCCCCGTGTACGTACCGGAGCAGGGCTATGTGCGGCGTGGCGCCAATGACTTCCTGCGTGTGCAGAGCAGGGGGTTGTGATGGACGAAGAAATAGAAACAATCGCCGCAGGGCTGGGGGTAGAACTTACGCCCGAGGTTCGCAAGCTTATATGGCATGTGGAACACCGTGCCCTAATCCAGTTTTGGAAAAACGCCACACGACAAACGGAGTACCAAACCGAAGTGCTGAAAAAAGCTATGAAAGCGGAGGGTTTGACATGACCGAAGAAGAGGAACTTAGCCTGAAGCGAGAAGTAAAGCGTTTGCAGAACGAAGTCGTAAGGTTACGGAGTGAGAACGTGGAGATTTACGGACTGCTGGCAGGGGCGCACTTAAACCTACAACAACATTTAAAGTACGGGTTTAATCCCGCTACTGCTACCTCAACGCTGGTAAGCGTAGGGCAGTTCTACCCAAAGCTGAAAGAAATGATGGACGAGCAGGAGAACACATGACTTGGCCTTTCCCACCATACCCTAGGCCAATGCCGGCCAAAGCACCGCCGCTTAAACCTAACCCTGACAACTATGAGGACGCACCGTGGTAAACATTGAACGAAAAAAATTGGAGCAAGCGCTTGAGGCGATGGAATATGCAGATGCGTGTTTGAAAAAGCAATTGACCACCAAAACAAAACATGAATACGCACAAGATTTGCTATTGGGTGCGGGAACCGCAATCAAAGAAGCCTTAGCCGAACCAGCGCAGGAGCCTGTGGCAAAGGTTGTAAGCACTGCACCTGACCGCATTTGGCTTGACATTGGTTTTGACCCGCAAGACGAGGCAGAGATTTCTTTCCGCGAACTTTGTGATGTGACATGGAGTGAAGATAACGCAAGCGGCTATGGGATTGAGTATGTCCGTGCTGACACCCCACCCGCAGCACAGCCAGCGCAGGAGCCTGTGGCGTGGTTTAAACACGGGCCATACGATGATGGCGAGCCTTTTTTGGTTGTCTTTGAAGACCCAAAAGATGATGATTGTTATTCCCCGCTAGGTTTTATTGACACCACCCCACCCCAGCGCCCGTGGGTAGGGCTGACTGATGAGGAAGCGCAGTGGCTTTACGACAACTGCCGGACACCGAGTAATTTGATTGATATGGTTGAAGCCAAACTCAAGGAGAAGAACAGTGGGTAGTACCGGCTGGCCTATCACCATGTTCTTGCTGCAGGACTGCGACCGCAAGCTGGCTCGTTGGTTCTCCAGCAGGCTAGATGCACAGGCAGTTATTCGCAGGCAGTGGCCTGACGTTGTAAAAACTTATTGGAGAAACACATGACCGCAATTTGGTGCGTGGTTGTACCGCCTGAGAACTGCCCTAAACCGGAGAAGATATGACTAGCTTGAACCTTACTAAACCGATTAATTGGATAGAGTTCTACAAAAACTTTACACCACCTCCTCCAATGGGTATCTGGAAAGAGCGCTATGAGCGAATGCTATCCAAATGGCCCGCGATACTTAGGATGTACAAACAGACCCCTTTGTGGATGCAAGATGAACAGGTGTATTTTTATTACCTGAAAAACAAGGGGAACACATGAACGAACGAGACATTGAACTTGCAAAGCAAGCAAAGCTCCCTGTTAATCATCCTGATTGGGCAGATGCTGCGCTTAGGTTTGCTGCTGCCATCCGTGCCGATGAGCGTGAGAAGGTTGTTGGCTTTATCCAAGAGTATTCGTACTGGCTTGGTGTCAAAGCAAAACAAGAACTTATTTCAGCAATCCGAGCAAGGGGAACCAGTGTATAGCTACAACAAGCAAGTGCGGCAGGTACTACGGGATACCCCTGATGGGCTAACGGTAGCGCAGGTAGCATCCCTGATTAACGCGCCATATAAAACCATCAATAGACTACTACGCACCATGCCAGATGCCTACATAGACCGATGGCAGAAGATCAATGCAAAAAATAACTACGCTGCCGTATGGTGCGTAGTAGTGCCCCCAGAAAATTGCCCCAAACCCAACCAGAAAGAGACCTATGACATTAAATGAACGCGCAATCAACGACTGCGTAAGCCCTTTCAACACCACACAGCGCCAGCGTCTGCAAGACCTGAGCAAAGTACAGCCACAGGGCAGCGAATACCCCGTGTACCCCAACGTAGCTTTGGAGGCGTATATTGCCCAACTCAAGGAGTTTTACCCCGAGATGTTTCAAACCTATGCAACAATGAAAGAGCGTGTGTTCTTTGATGAGCCGCGTTCACTAGCAACCCCCCACGCCCGCTTCGTGCGGTCTCTCAGCAAGTCCCCCTACCAGAGCAACACATGACACCTAAAAAAGATACCCCCAACTTTGCCGCATGGAGCAATCAGAACTTGGCCAACTTCGCAACCGAGGCGTACATCCGTATGCAGGAGCTGCAAGAAGAGAACGAGCACCTGAAGCTGGACGCCAAGGCAGCGCTTGAAGCCGCACGTAAAGAAATGCTGGAGCGCATTAAATGAGTGACTTTGGAAAAGCCCCGATCAAAAGGGAGGGGGGCATCGCCGATCCCGATTCCTTCGAGTGGCAGTGCGGGTGCCCCGACTGCGAGAAGAAGTACTACGACTGGAAAGCCGACTACGACAACGAGCAAGCACACTACAAGGAGAAAGAACAATGACAAATGAAGAAATAGAAAAAGCATGGGAGCTGATGTCGAAGCACAACAGCGAGCTGCTGCTAGAGAACGAGTCGCTGAAAAGACAACTGCACCCCGACAACAACGCGTTGTTGTTAGCGAACGAGAAGCAGGAGAGACGCCGGATGCGCTCAAGTCTGTGGTACTCGCTCAAGCGGGCTGTCAGGATTTGGATGGGGGGAGAACAATGACGCCTGAAGGCAAGGTCAAAGCCGCCGTACGCAAAGTGCTGGACGCCGAGGGGGTGTACTACTTCAGCCCTGCGGCCAACGGCTTTGGGCGTGCGGGTATCCCCGACATCATCTGCTGCGTGAAGGGGTTCTTTCTGGCGCTGGAACTCAAGGCAGGCAAGGGCAAGACCACAGCGCTGCAAGACAGAGAAATCGCAGCAATCAACAACAACGGGGGCTTAGCCTTCGTGGTCAACGAAAACAACATCAACGAGGTGAAGGAAATAATCACATGGGTAAAAACGAATTTCAAGAACTCTGTGCTCGACTAGACGCACGACTGGCAGCAATGAGCGAAGACAGAGCAAAGGAGATGACACGCGTGTTTGAGCTGTTGTCCGCCAGCTTTGCTGACGAGGAGTGCCGACCAAGCATTCTGATACATGGTATCGGCAACAACGCGATCGTGCTCGCAGTCAACACGGCTCCTCTCGAAGCTCTGGAGTTGATGTCAATGGCCTATATGCAAATGCACGACAACGTAATCGGCGAAGCACCGCCCAAAGGGGAACTACATTGAGCGCACCGTACGACCGCATACTGACAATCGACTTTGAAACAAGATGGGACAGCAAAGACTACACGTTGTCCAAGATGACTACCGAGGAGTACATACGTGATAGCAGGTTCATACCTTTCGGCGCTTGTGTCCATGAGTTCGGAAGCAGTGCAGTCACTCAATGGTATCGAGGAGATGAGCTTCCTAGAATCCTATCGACATACAACTGGGGACGAACCGCAGTCTTGGCACATAACGCCCAATTCGATGTTTCCATACTCTCTTGGAGGTACGGCGTTAGACCCGCCTTCATCTTCGACACGCTATCAATGGCACGCGCTTTACGAGGCTTGGAGATTGGCAATTCCCTCGCCCGGCTTTCAGAGGATTTTGGTCTTCCCCCAAAAGGGAGAGCCGTACATTCTACCGATGGATTGGCCGTCCTTGACGCTGAGACAGAACGAGAACTCGCTGAATATTGCAAGCACGACGTATATCTCTGCGAACAAATATTCGCTCGCCTCGCGAAAGGCTACCCTTCATCGGAACTACGCCTTATCGACATGACGTTGAAGATGTACACGCAGCCCGTCTTGCAGTTGGACAAGCTCATGCTAGCCAACGCGCTGGAGGAGGAGAAAGAAAAGCGTGAGGAGTTATTGCAGCGCTTGGGTGTGACGGATGCGATGCTGGCCAGTAACGGCCAGTTCGCGGCGTTGTTGGAGTCGGTCGGCATGCCGCCGCCGATGAAGAAAAAGAAGCCCACGGCCCAGACGCCCAACCCCGAGGGTATGAACTATGCATTTGCCAAGACAGACGCCATGTTCCAAGCCATGCTCAACGGAGACAACGAAGACGTGGCCGCGCTGTGCGAGGCACGGCTGAAGGTCAAGTCCACCACTGAGCGTACGAGGGCGCAGCGATTCTTGGAGATCGCAGGACGGGGCACACTACCGGTGCCCCTGAGTTATTACGGCGCAGCAACGGGCCGCTGGACGGCGAGCAAGGGCAGCGCTATCAACATGCAGAATTTGAAGCGCGGCTCGTTCCTACGCAAGGCCATCATGGCACCGCCGGGCTACCAGTTGGTGGTGGGCGACTTGTCGCAGATCGAACCCCGTGTGTTGGCGTGGCTGTCTGACTACGAAGAGATGCTCGACATCTTCCGCGCAGGGGGCGATCCGTATGCTGCCTTCGGGGCGCAGATGTTCTCAATCTCCGGCATGACCAAGGAAAGCCACCCAGTGCATCGCCAATCGGCCAAGAGCGCACTGCTAGGCGCGGGGTATGGGTTGGGTTGGGCGGCGTTCGCAACGCAGCTTCTGGTGGGGTTCCTTGGCGCTCCGCCGCTGCGTTACTCCAAGGCCGAGGCGTTGCAGTTGGGTGTGACCAAGGAGTACATCGACAAGTTCCTGAGCTGGGATGACAACCTCAAGAAGCTGGAGGAGATTCCCCACACCTGCACGACCAAGGAGCTGCTCATCCACTGCGTTGCTGCCAAGAAGATCATCGACATCTACCGGCAAACAGCGCATCAGGTGGTGTCGTTCTGGGAGATGTTGTCGGGGCTGATCGTGACTTCGCTGCACGGCGGGCAGGAGTTCAAGTACAAGTGCCTGACCTTCCGCAAGGAGGAGATCGAGTTGCCCAACGGCATGAAGCTGCTGTACCCCAACCTGCGCCAGCAGCAGAAGAAAGATGGCAAGAAGGGGGAGATGGAGTGGGTGTACGGCGCGGACGCAACCAAGCTATACGCTGGAAAGATTGCGAACAATGTCACACAGGCGACAGCACGAATCGTGATGACTGATGGTATGCTACGGGTGTCAAAGAAATACTTCGTGGCCGGTACGGTTCACGATGAGCAGATCGTAGTTGTGCCTGATGCAGAGGTGGAGTTCGCTAAGACTTGGGTCTTGGCGCAAATGACTATGGAGCCACGGTATTTGCCGGGGATTCCGTTGGACGCTGACGGTGGCGCACACCGTAGGTATGGACTGGCTAAAGGTTAGGGGAAGCACATGATGGCAAAAATAAAAGCTATGTTTCCACGGCGTATGCGCGTGGGCAAGAAGATGTATTCGGTCGAGGTCGTCGAGGCTATGATCGAGAAGAACTGTGTGGGGCGTACAAAATATGCTGACCGCAGCATTCAGATCGCGGCCAAGCACAACAGCACTGGGCGTTTCCTTGCGGGTGCAGAAATTCGTGATACGTTCTGGCACGAGGTGACACACGCCATCCTTGAGGACATGGGACGGCACACATTGAACCGTGACGAACGATTCGTTTCGGAGTTCGCTAACCGGCTGTCCGCAGCCATTGACTCAGCAAAGTTCTAACATGACAAAAGTCGTCTGGTCTCATTCAGCGCTCAAGGATTACGAGTCCTGCCCCAAGAAGTACTACGAGGTGCGCGTGCTGAAGAAGCACAAGTTTACCGAGACAGCGGCAACGCTGTACGGGACGGAGCTACACAAAGCCGCCGAGGACTACATCGGCGAGGGCACACCGCTGCCACCGCAGTTCGAGTTCATCAAAGGTACGTTGGATGCGCTGAATGCCAAGCCCGGACGCAAGCTGGTTGAGTACAAAATGGCGCTGACACATGACCTGCAGCCCTGTGACTGGACGGCCAAGGACGTGTGGGTTCGTGGTATCGCTGACCTTATCATCATGGACGATGACAACCTGACGGCGTGGGTGGCGGACTACAAGACGGGCAACAACAAGTACCCTGACCGTGAACAGCTCAAGCTCATGGCCATCATGGTGTTCGCACACTTCCCGCATATCCGTAAGGTAAACGCTGCATTGCTCTTTGTCGTGAAAAACGATATGGTAAAGATCAGCGTGGGAGTCGAGCAAGCAGAAGGCGAGTGGTGGTCATACCGCAAGCGCATCGCCCGCATCGAACAAGCGCATGAGACCGGCGTGTGGAACCCGAAAGCCTCACCCCTTTGCCCGTGGTGCCCAGTCACCACTTGTGTCCACCATCCAAAACATTAAAGGAACAGTCATGCCTTACAAAAACCCAGAAGATCGCGCAGCTTATCCTGCGTACGATCAGAAGCCCGAAGTTAAAAAGAAACGTGCAGCACGCAACAAAGCCCGCGCCATGCTGGAACGGGAAGGCTTGGTGCACAAAGGTGACGGCAAAGATGTCGATCACAAGAAAGCGCTGAGCAAAGGCGGCACAACGACACGCAGTAACTTGCGCGTTAAGAGTGCGACAGCCAACCGCTCATACGCACGCAACAGCGACCACAGCATCAAATAAAACACGAGAAGCAAATGCAAGTCATCGAAAACAAAGCACTACTCTTCAAGACCAGAAACCCCGACAAGTACGCCCTCATCCCAAAACGTCATATCGTGTCAGAAGATAACGGGACGTACGAGATCATGGTGTATTGGGGTTTGGAGGAAGTTCAGGTACTGCGAAACTTAGGCGTCAAAGATGTACCTTCGCCCATTACGGGGCGTTATGGTTGGCCGGGGCGTTACACCCCCATGTCGCATCAGATGGCGACCGCAGACTTCTTAACGATTCATCGCAGAGCATTCGTGTTCAGCGAGCCCGGCACAGGCAAGACGCTCAGTGCATTGTGGGCAGCGGACTACCTGATGAGCATCAAGAAAGTGCGTAGGGTTCTGATATTGTGCCCACTCTCAATCATGCAGAGCGCTTGGCTTGGGGACTTGAGCAACAGCGTCATCCACAGGTCTGCCGTTGTAGCGCACCATGCGCAGGCTAGCCGCCGTATCGAGATGGTGCAGGAGAATTTTGAGTTTGTTATCACGAATTACGATGGCTTGAACCTGATTGCCAACGAGGTCAAGAACGATGGCCGTTTCGATCTCATCATTGTGGATGAAGCGAATGCTTACAAGACCCCTGCAACCAAGCGCTGGAAGGCGCTGGCCAGCATCCTGAAGCCCGACACACGTCTGTGGATGATGACTGGTACGCCTGCATCGCAGTCGCCTGCTGATGCGTACGGCTTGGCCAAGCTGGTTAACCCCAGTGGTGTGCCGATGTTCTTCACGGCGTGGCGTGACAAGGTGATGCACAAGGTCACGATGTTCAAATGGGCGGCGAAGCCCGATGCCCCACAGCTCGTACACGAGGCGCTACAGCCCGCGATACGCTTTACCAAGGCCCAGTGCTTGGACTTACCACCGGTGCTCACCACGACCCGTCTGGTGCCCATGACGCCCCAGCAATCCAAGTACTACAACACGCTCAAAGATCGGATGTCGATTCAAGCGGCAGGCGAAACAATCACGGCGGTCAATGCCGCAGCCGGACTGAGCAAGCTACTCCAGATAAGTTGCGGCGCTGTGTACACGGACGACAAGGACGTGGTGGAGTTTGATGCTGCCCCTCGGCTCTCGGTGCTGGAGGAAATCTTGGAGGAGACCGACCGCAAGGTATTGATCTTCGCCATGTTCCGCAGCAGTATCGACACGGTGTACAACCACCTGACCAAGAAAGGCTTCGCCGTAGAGTGCATCCACGGCGGTGTCACACCCAACAAACGCGCCGACACGATCAGGCGCTTTCAGAACGAGCAAGACCCGCGCGTGTTGGTGATGCAGCCGCAGGCTTCAGCGCACGGGATTACGTTGACCGCTGCCGACACGGTGGTGTTTTACGGGCCGCTGATGTCAGTTGAGCAGTACATCCAGTGTATTGCACGGGCAGATCGTAAGGGTCAAAACGCAGGCAAGGTCACAGTTATCCACATTGAGAGCAGCCCCGTAGAAAAGAAGATGTTCACAGCTTTATCCACAAAGGTTGTGAATAACTTTACCTTGACCCAGATGTTTGAGACCGAAATAAATTCTTGAGAAAGGAGCAAAACTGCAAAAAAGTACGCTACACTTGTCAAACGATAGACACAAAAAGGAGAAAGCAAAGTGACTGAAGACACGATACCAATGGATAAACTAGCCCGCGTCTACCGCAAGATTAAGGCTGAGATTGACGAACTGACCAAGGAGTATGACACCAAGGTTGAGACGTTGAAAGCAAAGCAAGACACGCTAAAGTTTGCTATGAAAGATCAGATGAAGGCGCTCGGCGTCAAGTCTGTGAACACCACCTTCGGCACTGTGTCGATGGTGCAGAAAACCCGCTACTCCACGCAGGACTGGGACTCGTTTAAAAGCTTTATTGTTGAGAACGATGCCGTTGATCTGCTGGAGAAACGTATTGCCCAAACCAACATGGCGCAGTACTTGGCGGAGAACCCCGGTTCGGTGCCCCCCGGCCTGAACCAATTTTCGGATTTTGAAATCCGCGTAACCAAGCCTACTAACTGAGGAAATTATGAGCAACGTATCTCTTTTTAACCCATCAAAAGTCCCAGCTTTTGCACGCAACAACGTCTTGTCTGAGACCGCACTGGCGCTGACCGGCGGTGGTTCTGGCGCTTCTGCTGGCAAGCGTATCTCGATCAAAGGCGGCGTGTTCCGCCTCATGGACAACGGCAAAGAAGTTGCTGCAATCGAAGACCGCCATCTGGACGTTATCATCGTTAAGGCTGCACCGAAGGTTGGCCGTCAGTACTACTCCGGCGCATACGACAAGGATGCTGCAGCTTCCGCACCGGACTGCTCTTCCAATGATGGCGAGCGCCCAGACCCATCGGCCAAAAACAAACAGTCCGAGACTTGCCTGAGCTGCCCTCAGAACCAAGCCGGTTCGGGTATTGGTAATAGCCGCGCCTGCCGCTACCAGCAGCGTCTGGCTGTGGTGCTGGCCAACGACATGGAAGGTTCCGTCATGCAGATGGTGTTGCCTGCCACGTCCATTTTTGGTAAGGCAGAAGGCGACAAGCACCCCTTGCAGTCTTTCGCCCGCTACCTAGCTGCGCAGAACCCTCCGATCAATCCCGAGCAGATCGTGACCCGCATGAAGTTCGACACCAAGTCGGAGTCCCCCAAGCTGCACTTCGCCCCCACACGCTGGTTGACTGACGACGAGTACGACATCATCAAGGATCAGGCTGACAGCGACGACGCTAAGAAGGCGGTTGTGATGGGCGCTGCTCAGACGGACGGTGCCGCTGCAGCTCCTTTGGCTATCGCAGGCAAGCGCCCTGTTGTACAGAAAGAAACAGACGTTGCTCAGGAAGAAACAGACGAGCAAGAAGCAGACCCCCCAGCACGCGTAGCCAAGTTACCCAAGAAGACCAAGCCAGCGCCCGCGCCTGTGGTCGAGGAAGACGAAGAGGATACAGCGCCCGAACCCGAAGTGCGTAAAGCCGCACCGAAGGCATCAGCAGTTCCTGCAGCCAAGGCCAGCCTCGCAGATATCGTGTCTGACTGGGACGACGAGTAATTAGTTTCGCTGGGCCGCAGGCAGCGGTCGCATTGCACAGGTCGGGGAGGGTTTATTCGTGTTTTTCCTCCTCGTTACCATAAACGCTCACATACCTATGACTGCGTTTCCTGCCCTGCGTGTCCCAGTGCTTTATCACTATGGCCTACTCAAAAAAAATTATCGACGCTGTTGCAGCGGCACCTAAGACGATGGGCAACAAGCTCGGGCGTTGGGCCATTCACTTGGACTTCCCCGTGACTAAGATTGCCTATGCGCTTGGCGTCACGCGACAGACCGTCTACAACTGGTTCGAGGGCAAGGACATCTTTGTTGCTTACCAGAACCGTGTTGAACTATTACTAACAATAATGTCCTCGTCAAAGACGGCGGACGAAGCTTGGAGAAGAATATGCAAAGAGTACAACTTGACTCCGTAAACCCACGCCCACTCACCAATAAAGAGCTGGTTCACTATGCGACCCTATATGCGGCTGCAGAACTGCCCACAGCTTGGGTGGAAGAACTGGTAAAGCGTTTGGCCGAAATAGCAGACGGCAAGAAAAAATAAACCTAGGATACCTATGGAACCGCTTGATTTTCTAGCGGCGGTTTTGCCACCGCCCGGCAACGGGCGCTACTGCGTGGCAGAGCTGACGAAGAAGAAGGAACATGTTTATGTTGACACACTGGAAGAAGCGCAGGCGGCGGTAGCGCGTTGGAACAAATCGAAGCTTGATATTTACTTTGGCCTGAGTACGTTTGGGGACGCGGACAACCGCCAAGCCGACAACACCCAGATGGCAAAGTGCATTGCTATCGACATTGACTGCAACCACCCCAAGGACGTGCCGGACAAGAACGGCAAGATCAAACCCAAGGCATACCCATCAGCGCGTATGGCGGCGCAAGCCATACTTGACTTCTGCAATGAGGTTGGGCTGGCTGGGTTGGGCGACCCGTGGATGGTGGCGTCTGGCGGCGGTGTGCATGCATACTGGCCGCTGCGTGATGCTGTGGAGATCGCTGAGTGGAAACCTGTGGCCGAGGCGTTCAAGCGCCTGTGCGTCCAGAAAAAGCTTGGTATTGACCCCACTGTTACCGGCGATTCAGCCAGAGTACTCCGTGTGCCGGAAACAATCAATACCGGCGTCAAAGGCGGCAAGCGCGTGCGCGGCGAGACTAGGGTGCGGTTCATGCACAGCGGGGGTTTCTTCGACATCGATGACATTCGCGGTTTGCTTGAGGCCAACTTGGCGGGTACCGCTTACGAAGTTAAAGCTGCGCCGAGCACCGCCCTCATGCTACCCGGCCAACGGCCAACGGCTGCGCCTACGACAAACGTGCAACTCTTTGCTAACAACATCACGAAGTTCGGCAACATCTACAAGGCTACCAAGAAGGGTAATGGCTGCGATCAGTTGGCGTTCTACGCCACGAATGCCAGCGACGATGGGATGGAGCCGCTGTGGCGCGGCATGCTGAGCATTGCTCAGAAGTGCGAGGATGGTGAACGCGCAGCCGTATGGTTGAGCGGGTTGCATCCTTACGACGAGAACCGAATGCACTCCAAGCTGGCCGAGATCAAAGGCCCTTACCCGTGCACCAAGTTTGACTCGGAGAACCCCGGTGTGTGTACAACGTGTGTACACTGGGGAAAGATCACAAACCCGCTGGCGCTGGGGCGTGATACGGCAGTCGTTACAGAAGCGAAAGAAGTTGAGGTTCAACCTACGGGTACGGATACTGTACGTACAGCGCTGCGCCCCGAGGCACCGTTTGGTTATGCGTATGGACGCAACGGCGGCGTGTACATCGAGAAGCGTACAGAGAACGAGGATGGCTCCGAGTCCAAGAAGCTCACCATGCTCGTCAGCTACGACATCTTCCCGCTCAACATCCTTGATACGGCTGGGGAGCACACTGTCCACATGCTGGCGCTGCGGCCCGAGGGCGCACAACACATCCTGCTGCCGCAGAAAAGCTGCGTAAGCAAAGACGAGACGGTGAAGTATCTCGCCACACAGAACGTGTTGGCAGCGTTTGGCTCCGGCAACGACAAGAACTTTTACGATTACATACGAGCGAGTGTAGAAAAAATGAGCACTGAGAAATTACCGGTTAAGGTACCCGCAAGCTACGGCTGGCAAAAGGACAACACGTTTGTGTACGCGGGCAAGATTTACGCGCCCAAGACCAAGCCTACAGAAATCCCTATGGTCGGACTGGAGAACATCGTCAACAACACCAAACCCACCGGTACGCTGCAGGGCTGGCGCAACGTAATGAACCTGCTGATTCAGAAGAAAATGTACGACCAGTTGGCCATCATGTTGGTGGGCGCTGGCGCTCCGCTGATGAAGTTCACCGGCATCTACGGCATGACGTTCCATTGCGCGTCAACGTACTCAGGCACTGGCAAGTCGCTGGCGCTGGAAGGCGCGGCGTCCATCTGGGGGCACCCTGTGCACTACCGCATCGGCAAGAGTTCATCTCCTGTGGCCATGCAGCAGCGTCTGGGTATGCTCAACAGCCTGCCCCTGATTACAGATGAGATCACCAGCAAGAACCGGGCGGCTCCTGATTGGTTCAGTGAGTTCCTGCTGGATATGACGGAAGGCCGTGGCAAAGAGCGCATGGAGGCGGGCACCAACAAGGAGCGCATCAACAACTCAACGTGGATGTCGAACGCGCTGATGTCATCGAACACCTACGTGGTGGATACGCTGCTTGGTACCCGCAAGCACGCATCGGAGGGTGAGATTCGCCGCGTCATTGAGTTCGACATGGACACTCAGTTGGTTTGGGAGCCGCACGAGATTGAGATCATCAAGTCCTTGGCGCACAACTACGGCATGGCCGGAGACATTTTTTCGCAGTACTTGGTGGACAACTTTGACAAGATAGCCACGATGGTTCCCGATGTAGTTCGCCAGATGTATGCTACCTACGGAGCGACCAACGATGAGCGCTTCTGGATGGCCGGTGTCGGCGCTTCGGTTGCTGCCGGTATTCTGTTCAGCGACAACAACGCGGGCATCGTCAATCTGCCCATGCCGGAGATCATTGCAGCGTTTGGCAAGCGTATCGAGGTGATGCGTAAGGCTATGCACAGCAACAAGCGCAGCGCAGAGGATGTCCTGAACGCGTTCGTACGGGAAGGCTACGGCCACTTCGTGATCGTCAACTACGGCGCTGCCGGAGGTATCTTGGCGCAGATGGGCGATGGCGCGGTGATCGACAAGACCACTACGAAATCCTCGGTGCACGGGCGCATTGAGAACGGCCTGACCCCCGGTTGCTCGGACATGTACATCGAAGAGCGGGTGCTGCGCACGTTCTGCTCCAGCATGAGCTTTGGCTACACGGACTTCAAGAAGCAGTTGGAGGTGCACCCACAGATGAAGGTGACTTACGTGCAGCGCAAGGACTTGATGGCCAAGACCAACGGCCCCCAGATGCGTGTCACAGCTATCCGTATCACCAGACCGTTGAGCGAAGACAATGAGTTTGACGGTTCACTATCCGTGGACTAAGGTGCAGCGCGGGCAGGGGTTTTTTGTCCCCTGCCTAGACACCGAAGCAGTGCGGGAGGAGGGCCTTAAAAAAGCTGTCTTCCTGCACATACTGGATGCCCACGCTAAGGTGGGCATCCGTGGTGGCCTCATGGGCGTTATGTTCTACCGGAAGCCTCTTCCGCCCGCCTGATAGCCTTGAGGTAGCGCTCGGACTGTAGCTGACGCTGCTTGTCCAGATCGTCGATGCGCTTGGCCTTGGCGTCAGGCGGCATGTTGGAACCCCTGATAATTTCTTCTTGCGTACGCAAAGCCCCCATGATCTTCTGGTACTGCAACGCCATCGGAGCAACCGTGATCTCAGCGCGGTGTTCCTGCAGGTATGCCTTGGCGTCTTCGATCTTGCCGGTCTTGCGGTAGTTATCGAAGGTTCGCTTGGCCGCTGCCGCATCGGTTGCCAACTTGTACACCACATCCGCATCTTCACCGCCGTACTTGCGCTGGAACGAACTGCCGATGAGCGGCAGGTCAGACATTTTGCGTGTGGGTTCGGCCTTACCTTCGCGGAACATATCGTTCGTGGTAGCAGCAATCATCAGCGGAATCTGCCCCAAGTAACCGGACACGATGTGCTCGATTTGGATTGGCGATAGGCCCGGCACCATCTTGGCCATGAACTTGGCAAACTCAGTGGTGTTGGCGTTGTACTGCGCTTCGGGGTCAAGCTTCTCCAACCGCGCCGAGACCAGCGGATTGCCTGAGTAGAAGTTCTTGTTGGCGTACACCTCTGCGATAGGCTTGATAATCTGAGGGACCACAAAATCGTTGCTAGCGCCGGGGATAGCACCAACAAACATGTCCTTGATGGCGCGGAGCTGCTGCGGTGTGTCCACCTCGCCCTTGATCGCGTCTACTGCCGCCACGCCTGCCGAGAAGAAGAAACCGAACTCGTACGGGATAGGTAGCTTGAGCGGCTCATCCACGCCCGGCAAGGGCACGAAGAAGTTGCTGTACCGATCTTTCGGCTTGGCGTTTTTGTAGTAATCGTCGTCGTCCATAGCCATCGCGTAGGCGATGCCGAAGCCGGTCAACATCATGGCGTTGTTGAAAAACTTGCGCTTGATCTTCAGCACATCGTTGGCAGGCATGTTGCCGGTCGCAGCCTTGAACAGCACGCTCAGACCCTGAATCTGGGCGTTAAAGAAAGGTATCATGCGGCTGGCGTACTGCACGGTGGGCGACAAACCTCGCTTGGAGAAGTTCATCGACTCACGCACAGCGTGGCTGGCCTCGACTTCGGACAGGCCGTTCTTGATGGCGTTGTCGTAGATCAGCGCACGGGTAGCAGCATCGGCCTGCAGCGCCAGTTGGTCTGCCTTAGCGAACAGCTTGTCGAACACACCCTGAGACTTCCCGCTGGCTAACTGCAGCGCGATCTTGGACATGTTTGCTGGGTCGCCCTCGAACAAACCGCTTTGGATCAAGCCCTTTTCAATCATCTTGGCCCCGGCTTCGCTCTTGCCCGTGGCAATCTTCAGGAACTCTTTGTTGGCCTTGAAAATAGCGGTCATTGGGCCGTAGTCCAAACCGGAAGTAGCCGTGGCTGCAAACGGGTCACGGAACAACTGCTTGGCCAGATAAATCGGAGTGCGCGTCACGCCAGAGCGCAGCAGGTCGCCAGCAACACCGCCCCACTTCAGGAACGCAGGCAGCGTCAGGTGCGCGCCCTCCAGCGACTTGATAATCAGCTCGGCGGGTACGCCGCCAAAGATCGTGTCGTTGGTCTGAACGCGCAACCAGCGCTCGCCTTTGTCGTCGGGACGATTTGGGTCAGGTTCTTGCGTCCAGCGGATAACGCTAGCGTCAGCGGGGCCTTTGCCAGCGTGGATGGGCATCAGGTTGGTGGGCTTGCCGTTCTTGTCCACGGGGCCGAGACCTTGGCCTGCAGCTTGCATCGCGTAGGCTACGTTCTTCATAGCCGTGTTGTTCATGCCCTTGGTGACCAGCAGCATGGTGTTGCGCATGATCGACTTGTCCAGAGGCATGATCTTGTCTTCGCCGCCCTTGAGTTCAGCGAGGTACGGCTGATGGGAGATGTCACCAATCGTGATCGTCTTCTCACCGCCAAACACCAGCTCGGCTACGCCGTCTGCACGAACGCGGTAGTAGGGAACGTAGTCCTCGTCCTTCAAGTACGCCTTGGCATCCGCCTGAGAGATAGCGCCAACCTGCGGGGAAGCCAACCACTCAATCATGCCTCGGTTGTAAGCGTTGTACTTGGTACGGGCGTTTTCCAACGCGGCTCGCAGCTTGGGGTCAGCATTGACCGCAGACATCACGTCTGCCAGCTCCTGCTCGGTCACCCCCATAGCGCCCAAGTCCAGCTTCTTCAAGCCCTTGTTCATCGCACGCTGAGCGATCATGTACATGGAGGCGACACCCATCTTGGCTTCGGTGTTGCCGTAGCTATCCGGGATGTCCTGAACTGCGTCGAACACAGCGCCAGCGTCGTCCTTCATGGAACTGCGGACTTCGTAGTAACCCTTGGCGTCTTTGTGCATCACGGGCGGGCCATTGCTGAGCGCCATCTGGGTAACAGCGCCGTGCTGGTCTGCTGCAGTAATGCTGAACACGGCCTGACGGAACAGCTTGGTGCTGCCCATAGTGTTCGGGTCTTCCACTGCGTTGTTCAGCGCTTTGATGACACCGGCACGCATGTCGGCAACTTGCATCTCGGCCTGCAGGGCGATGTTGGTACCGGCACGCTCGCGCAAAGTCTTAGGCGTAGCCACCACACGCTTGGCCAACTTGGACAAGGCGTCTTCGGACTTGTAATCTGCGGTGCGGTAATTAACCCCTTCAACGGGGGCTTCGCCGCCCATGCCGCCAACACCTTCTTGAACGTAGCGACGGGCGTTGGCAACTACTTGCTGCACGTCTTGATCTGTTACACGCTTGAGGCCAAAGAACTGCGCCAGTTTATGCTTGATGATATTGTAGATGCGGCGCAGTGTGGACGGCTCACCCTTTTCGGCCAGCTCTGCCAACACCTCTTCAACGGCTGTCTCACGAGACAAGCGCTTGTTTGCAGCCATCTTGGCATCGGCTTCTTTGCGTACGTTGCTGCTACCGTCGTAAATACGGTTCATCTCAGTCTTGTACGAGCTGCCCATCATTTCACGCAGACCGAAGTGACCGGCAATCTCGTGGGCAATCGTCAACGCCACGTCTTCACCAGTGTGCAGGTTCTCCGCTACCAAGTAGACCTTCTTGGTCTGGGTGTCATACAGACCGGGGATTTTCCCAGTCATGTTGTCGAGGCGGGCTTGCTCTTGAATATGCGCGGGTAAACCCTTTTCTGTAGCTACGACAATAATCTCTGGAGTAGTAGTCCACGTAGCTGTAATGCGGTCTGCCAGACGGGCAACTTGCTGCTCCTTTAAGCCAGCGCCTGTACGGGTTTGTGTACGGAACACAACGGGGCCGGAAGCCTCGGCCTGACGCTGCTCTTCGGCTTCTTTGAGCGCCAGAGCGTCTTTACCGGACTGGGCTTCTTCCACGCTCTTTCGTGCGGACGCTACTGCAGCGTTGGTTTCTTTCTGGCTCTTTGTTACTTCCGCCACAACGGCTTGCTTTTGAGCAACGGTTTCCTTGAGCGCTGCTTCCTTTGCTTGCAGTTCTTTGAACAGTTCCGTGTAACGGTTACCTTTCTTTGCCTTGTCGTTGTCTCGCAGGTATTGCATGCGGTCTTGCAACGCTTTCAGCTCTGCGCGGGTGATCGCCAGTTGACGCAAGGCCCTCTCCGCAATTTTTGCTCGTGCTGCCGGGGTATTGCGAACGCCAGACTCTGAAACACGCCCCGTGCGTATATCAACAACGGTGCTGCCTTTCTTTGCCGCAGGAAGTTCAGGGGGAAGTTCACCGGCTTTTTCTTGGCGCTTTCGTGCCATCAGGTCGTACCCAGCGGCTTGGGCTTCGTCAAAGGCTTTTTCAAGGTCAAGCTGACCTTGTTCTTTGATTTCAGTCGTAACGCGTGGTGCGTTTTCGTACACCGAGTCCAGCTCAACAACAGCATCGCTGCGCTTCTTTTTGAGGTCGGCAATTTTTTCTTTGTCGCCTTTGGCCAGTTTGCGGTTCGGGTCTTGCAGCGTTTCGAGCTGGGCGTCAAACGAGCCAAGCTTTCTACGGATACCCAGCACGCGTTGTTTGAGTTCAGCAACGTCTTGCGTTACACGTGTTCCGGGCAAGTCCATGCCCTCGCGCCCACGCTGCAACGCAGCTCGCCATGTCGCCATTGGGGTAGCTTCGCTGACCGGCTTTTCTTCAACAGGCTTGGATTGCTCAGTGGTCTCTTGGCGCTTGGCTTCTTCAAACGCCTTGGTTAGCTTTTCAATTTTTGCTGTAGCTTTGTTGGCCTCTGCCAACAACGACTCACGTACCGTCGTATCGGCTACGTGCTGTTCAAGCAACTTATTAAGGTCAGCGCGTGCTTTGGTAATGGTGCTTTCGGCAAGACGCACAGCCGCTGTAAGGCGGTCAATCTCCTTGGTCAAAAGACTGCTATCTGTCAGCGCGTTTTGCAGTTCAAGCAGTTCCGTAATCTCTTTTGGAGAGTACGTTGTATCAATATTTTCTTTGACCAGCGCAAGGTTTTCGCTGATGTTTTTTATCAAACGTGGGTTGGGGTTTGTTGAATAGTACTTTGCCTTCTTGTACTTTTCTTGCAGCTTGAGTAACTCTTGCGATCTCTCAAAGGGCTTTTTATCCGCAATCGCCAAAGTCTGTTTGACCTGTCGTATCAGTGTATTTTTCTGATCGGCGTCGAGGTTTGCTATTTTTTCGCGAATGTCCGTCAACAGCGCTATGCGCGGGGGGATGCTCTGCAACGCGGTTTCAAGCTCTACAACTTTACGTGCGGCAGGCGCGTACCACTCAGGCTCACCGCGCTCTTTCTCGGCACTGGCCAACAAGGGGGCTGCTTTTTGTTTGGCTTTGTTGAGCGCGGCTTCGGCTTGCTGGGCTGCTGTCTTGGCGGGTTGCAGGCTGTCTTTTACTGCTTGCAGTGCGGCTTGGTTGTCTGTCTTTTGTTGAGCGAGGGCTTCGCGCATGCCTTGCACGTTTTTAGAGTCCAGCATCTTCTGGAAGTTCTCTGGCGTGGCACGCTGGGTAACAGGCTCGCCTTCCGGGAACAGAGAGCGTTGTGGTTGAGCGCTGGTGCGCTGCAACTCTTCCTGCGTAGCGCCGGGGCGGGTGGCGCTCTGGCGTCCTTCTTCCTGCGCCCGGATCATGTCGCCTAGTTCACGTACCGCAAACTGGTCGGGGAGGTTACCCTCCATAATGCGCTGCACCTGCTCACGCGCAAGCGCGATGAACTCTTTGTCGGACGTTTTTTCCAACGCATCACGCAGTTGGTGCAGGAGTTCGACAGACGAGGCGTCTGTTTTCGCCGTGGTGGTGCCGGACTTTTCTTCGGCAAGTAGTTGGGCGATGTCGCTCAAGCTCTTCACTTTTGCTGGGGGCTTAACCGTTTCTGTGGGCTTGGCGGTAGTACGCGTCTCAAGTGTGTTCAACACTTGGTCAATCATGTCCAGCGTGTTTTGCTTGTCGTCTTCAGCCAGCTTCGGCTGCTCGCGCAGATTGAGGTTTGGCGTAATGGGCTGCGGGCCAGTTTGACGTGCATAGCCGGTTTGACGCAGTTGGCCGTTCTCATCCCGCTCAAATGTAGGGGTAGCCGACCGCTGCGCGGTCTTTTCTTTCATCGTGCCTTCGGTGTTCTTCATCATGCGCTCGGCAGCAGAAGACACGTTCTGGTATATATTGGTACGCATCTGGTCTTGCAACGCAGCAACAGCAGCCGTCGGTGCGCCAAACTGACGTTTGCCTGCGGGAGCATTTTCAGGAACGGCTTGCCCCCAACGGTCTTGCAGCTCGTTAAAGCCTTCCATCACACGTGCGCGAGCCTCACCAATTTCCCAATCGGCCATAGGCGGCAGGCCAAACGCTGCGCGGCGGGACTCGATCTCATCCAAGTGGCTCTTCAGGTATGCCATCCGGGCGGTGTCCAGCAACGTAGACGACTGGTCTGCCAGCGTAATAGCGGGCTTGCCCGCTGCTTCGCGCTTCTTGTTGATGTCCTGCAGGCGGGCAGCTACTTTGGCCGTGTCAGGGCGCAGTTTCAGTTTCTGCAGTTGGGCTACAAACGCTTGCAATAACTCGCTCTGCCGGTCGGCATGCTGTTCGGCTTCGGCTTCCTTGGCGCGGGACTCAGGCAGTTTGCCTTCTCCCAAAGCTGGCAGGCGTTCGACGGGCTTATTGGTAGCCGCGTTTTCTTGGCTTGCTTTAATGTCGGCAATCTGGTCGTTGAGCGAGTTAATAAGCGCTTTGTTTCGCGTAAGTTTTGCGATGGCCAGTTGTGTTTGCAGATCGCGCAGGTGCGCTTTCTCACCGCCAAGACCCAACATGATCTGTCCGGGGGTGACGGTGCTGCCGGTAGGCAGTGTTGCTACCAGCTTGTCAATGGTTTCTTTCTCAGCGCGGTGGCGCAGTTCTTCATCCCGTTGCGGCTGAGCAGCCGCAGGGGCGTTGGCTTCGTTCAGTTTGCGCTGGGTGCGGCGCTCTTGGATACGCTGGGCTACGTACGCATCGGACTCAGCCTTGGCGTCTTGCTGGGCTTTCTGGCGTTGGGCTTCCAACGCTGCGGCTTTTTCTTGTTCGATCTGCTCCGCAGTTTGCGACGTGCCTTTGAAAGGCTGCAGTTCAATTGACTGCTGCGCAGTAGGCACCGCTTGTTGCTGCAAATTCAAAATGCTTTGAGACAGCTTGGCTGCGGCGGTAACGTCGCCTTTTTCCTTTGCCACGCCCAAACGCTGATGCAGCTTGGCGAGCTGGTCTTCAATAGGTTTTGGCAGCGCCTCGACAGCTTTGCGTGATTGATCCAGCGCGGCTTTGGCCTGCTCGTACTTGGGCGCAAGCGCGACGATTTCTTGTGGGCTTGCATCCCCCAACTGAGACTGGTACTGTTGCACCAGTTGCTCCAACATCCGTACCTGCTGGCGGGGGTCATTTTGGTTTGGCAGTGTTTCCGCTGCATTTACCCTGCGTCCGTCCACAACACCTCGATTGCCGACCGTCTGGTCGTACATGTCAAAGGTCTGCTGCAACTGCGCCTGCCTGCTATCAGGGCCGTATAGGCTACGCTGTTGTTCGTTTGCAAGAGCTTCGGCGGTATTAGCCGCACGTTCCACGGGCTTGCCGAACATGTCCAACTCCGGTGCCTTGGGGGCTGCGGGAGCGCCAAACATTTCCGGTTGCTGAAGCTGCGTGGTGTTTTCAATCTTAGCGGGGGTTGGGGCAGGCTCTGCAGGCAAGAACTGGCGGTACTTGCGGAACTCCCGATTGGCTTCTTTCAGGACATCCGCATGCTCAGCAAGGGCTTGCTGGGTCTCTTTGTTGTCCTGCTTCTGGTCTTCAGTGAGCTTGTTGCCTTTGCTGGCGCGGTGCAACTGTGCTTCGAGTTCGGTCTTGCGCTGCTCTGCAGCCAAGTAAGCGGCTTGCGCCTGCTGTGCGTACTCAGGGGTTTGTTTCTTGGCTTCTTCTTCGGCAGCGGCTTGCTCTGAGGCCTGCGTTGCAGCGATGCGGTCGGCGGCTTGCTTCTCACGTGCGCCTTTGTCGAAGCGTGCTTGCTCTTGACCGCGCTCAACGTACCGGCCAGCAGGGGCCAAGATGCCGCCGAGGACAGCACCACCGAGGAAGTTGTCGAAATACTCTGCACGAGCGGAGGGGTCAGTAATGCTCAGACCGGCCTGCATGCGCTCAAATACTTGTTGGCCAGCTTCTGTCAGGCCCTCGATACCCATCGTCTTACCGGTGGAGAGCAGGTAGTCCGCAGCCGTTTTCTTGAGGCCTTCCTTGGCCAAGTCTTTGGCGGCTTTCTCCGACAGGTCAACGCCAACTTTCTCGAACATCTTACCGATGCCGGGGATCATGTGCAGGCTGACGGTATCCAGCGCGGCTTGGGGAATGGCTGCCAGCGCAGCGGCGGTAACGTCGGTCTCGCCCAGCTTCTTGCCTTCCTGCATCTGGCGGGATAGGTTGGAGCCCGTGAACTGCCCAGCGGATGTGGCAGCGGTAGCAGCCGTACTCAAACCCGCGCCCAAAGCGCTAAGACCGACACCGCCTTCGGCAGTAAGCGCACCGAGACCTGTGGCCAACGCAGCTTCAGGGGCTAGCGCCGCACCGGCGGCAAGTGCACCGCCCGCAACCAAAGGAGCGGCCATATAGGGGATAGAGCCGCCAGCCAGCTCACCGATCTTGGTCAGTGGTGCTTCCGTCCAGCCTTGTGCTGTTGGAGCGTAGGTTTTCTTCTGGTAGGCTTCCTGCTCAGCGATGTACTTTTCAGCTTCAGGAAGCGCCATCAGGCCGGTGCGGCCAGCGAGCGCGGCTACATCACCTTTGAGGTTTGAGAACCCTGCTTTAAGCGCAGGCATGAAGCCTGACTTGGGGCCTTCTTCGGGGGTTGTTCCCGCACCAAAAGCTTCGGGATACATCTGTTGAGCGCGAGCATATGCTGACTGGGGCGTTTCCCCTGCTCTGATAGTTACCGATGAACCGTCTGGGAGGAGAACGCTTTGCGCCATTTGTGTATCCTTAGCAGTGTGTAAGCTGCCCTAGCGCAGCCTGAGTATTATGCCATTACGGGCGAGAACCCGCTTTGTCTTGAACTTGAGGTGCAAAGCGCGAAGCAATGCGTTGCTCAATAATTTTCCTGAGTTCTGGGTTGATAGCACCAAGTATTTCGGGCGATTTAATAACCGCCTGCATGATCGCTTCGTCGCCTTTGCCTTCTGCATTTGCTGCTGTAAAGACATTGAGGCCTTTCTTGGCATCTCCATCGCCCAAAGTAGCAAACAACTTTTCTTGTCCGCCCGGCATGGCTGCAATTTCTTTTTGCACCTGAGCGCTGAATGCAGCGGTGCGTTCCCGGCTTGCTCGGTCAAGACCGGCTTCGCGTGATTGAACATAGCTACTAAACAATGCTTTGGCATCGTCGTGTGCAAGACCTGTTGCTTTTTCGCTGCTTGCAATACCTGCATTTCGCATGGCAATAGCACCCTCCGCGACTTTTGCTTTAGCGTCGGTCACTGCTTTATTAGTCATGTTGGTTTGATTGAACTTGAGTTCGTCAAACGCGTCCTTGGCGTCTTCAATCTTCTGGCGTGCGGCTTCAGACAGCTTCAGTCCTTCCGAGTACTGCTTGACTCCGACACCAGCGCCTTCGGCGATACCGGCTAATCCTTGGCCGCGAGACTGCATCATGGCCAGTCCAGCGTTGATGAGGGACATGTTCAAGTTTTGGTCATCGGTGTACTTAAGACGATCTTCACGAGCTTTGATGCGTTGCTCACGGGGAGCAAGTAGTCCTGCCAAACCTTCTTTTTGTGCTTGCGCATTGGCCACGCCTTCTTCATTAACCGCCTTAAGCTCAGCCGCACTTTGTGCATGCTCGGCAGCATAGGGGTCTGCAACTGGGCCTTTTGGCATAACACCGGCTTGTGCTTTTTGAAGGTCTGCAATTGACATTGCGCCTGCACTTGGTGCTAGGTTTGCACCGGTAGGCGCGGATGTTCCGCGCTGTCCCACAGGGGCGCTTACGGGGGTTAATGCAGCCACGCCACTTGGGAAGCGGGAATCTGTACGGCGTGTGTCGTCCGTAGGCATCGTAGCTATATTTTTGGCTTTTGGTGAACGTAGCTGCGGGCCACTTTGATAGTCTTGCGCTGGCTCAGGAATAGCCGCGTCGTATGCTTGTACAGCTTCTTCCCTAGACTTAAATTTTTGGCCCGCTAAAGACGCCATTGGGTTTGGAATTTCTTGATAGTAAGGTACGCTGGGGTCACGGATCGTCGCAGGTACATCTAAGAAATAATCTTCACCGCCGTTCTGGCTGCGCACTAACGACTCCCCCTTGCCACCAAAAGCAACGATGCCGCCGGTTGCCATGTGTTTCATAGCGGGGACGGGTAAAGCGCCGATGCCGGTCTCTTCGGGTAAACCCTGAGACATTTGTTGTGGGGGAACTCCGGCCATGCTGGCCACGGCCTGTTGGTTTACCGGTGGGGATGCACCTGTTTGCTGTGCCATCGACACCGTTGCCTGCTGCTTAATTTTGTTGTCTACGTACTTGGCGGCAGACAGCATCATCGGATCGTCTGCATGCATAGATGCAAACTGCTTGCGTTGGTCAGGGGTCATCTCCACCAAGTGCGCGATCAGCGCATCAGTATTCATTGGAGAATTTACACCGCTGACGGATGTGCTGCGCCCCAAAGCGCCCAAAGCTCCAATACCGCCCACAGAAGGGTTAAAAGCCATGATGTTTCCTTATGCCATGCTGTGGACGAGCAACGCGGGCAGTCCAGCAGGTTTTTTAGATTTGATCGTACCGCCCTTTGCGGAACCGGGAGCTTTGTTGTATGCGCCGTACAGACCGGCCGCAGCGGTGCCCAGACCGGCCACTTGGTTGAGCGTGGATGGCTGTGCTTGATAGACGTTGGAGCCCAGACCGGACATGGGGGAACCGCGCACGATGTCGGACATAAAGCCGATTTGTTTGTACGGATTGTTCTGTTCGTTGGTGTAGTTTTGGTACCCGACATTGAGTAGGTTCTGGCCTTGCTGCTGTTGCTGCGTACCCATTTGGTTTTGGATGCCCAAGTTGCCGGTGGTCTGGCCGTACAAGTTTTGCCCTTGTGAACCAAGCGCGGAGTACCCCTGCAGACCCATTTGGCGCTGGGTATTGAACTGGTTCTGTGCGTTGGTATACGCGGCTTGACTGCCCTGCGCTTGGATATCGTTCATCTGCTGGCCAAGGTTACGTTCACGCTCAGCACGCATAATTGCGTCGCGGCTACCACCAAAAGCCCCTGCTTGCGCAGCCTGTGCTTGCTGCTGCGTACCTTGAATACCAGACTGGCGTTGTGCTTCGCGTTTTTGGATATCCACCACGCTTTGCATGTACGGGTTCATGTACTGCTGCGCTGCGTTTTGGTCAAATGTTTGGCCGGATAGGCTTGCAATACCTTGTGCGGCTTGTTGCGAGTATGGGTCTTGGTTTAAGCCCTGAGCGCCTTGGAAGGCTTGTTTTTGCAGATCGGTGAACCCAGCTACCTGATCGCCGCTCAGCCCGTGTTGTTGTGCCCAGTCAGCGTAGCTTTGGTAAGGTTGGGCTACTTGTGCTGCGGCTGCGCCAAGTACACCTTGCCCGTAGGGGGCAATTTCGGGGGCAAAACCTACTTGGTTTTGATAGACTGCTGTGGGTTGATTTGCGTCTGCCATGATTGTTCCTTATGCGGGTAGGTGCCGAGCAGCTTTGCTGTCCGTTGCCACTTTGTTCTTACCGGTTGTCTTAGCGCGTCCTGCTTGGATGCGTGCCATCATTGCGTACAGTTGCTTAGCGCCTGCCTCGGTGGAACCGTTGCCCAGTTCGGACACAATACGTGCAGGAACCACAAACTCTCCATCTGCTAAACGTGCCGGTTGGCCGTGGTTAATTGTAGCTGGAATGCTGTCGGAAACGCCATCACCGGGGCCTTTGAGCAGTTGCCCACCATCAGAGTAGCCGCCCAGCGAACCAAGTCCGCCACCAGCCAGTGCAGCAATGCCGCCTTGGGCGTACATCTTGTCAGGGTGGAAGTTGAACTTGCCGTTGTGGAAGAAACCGCCTACCGCATCGCCGGGGCCACCATCACCTCCGACACCGCCGGGGTCAGAGTCTCTTGAACCTGTATTTGGGCCAGCATCAGCAGCGGCTTGTGCGGCTTGTGCGGCTTGTGCGGCTTGTGCGGCTTGTGCGGCGGCTTGTGCGGCGGCTTGTGCGGCTTGTGCAGGATCAACGGTTTGGTTAGGCGTAAGTGCTGCTATACCTGTTTCTTTAGCGGTTGGGCCAAAGTCGTAGCTATTGTCAATGGCAGTTTGCGGAGTTTGTGCAGCAATCATTGCTGCTTGGGCAGCTTGAGCGGGGTCTACCACGTTATTACCAGAGTTAATTGTGCTGGTTGCTTCAGGGTTAATACCTTGCACAATCGCTTTTTGGTTCGCAACAAATTCAGGATCAAACTGGTTTTGTAACCACCCAAGTCCTGTATACCCAAACGCATTTTGTAGTCCTTGTGTAAATGCAGCCATTGTGGGGTTGTCTGCGTAATAGGCGGCTTTATCAGAGGCGCTCAAACTATTGAACCCGCTTGGATCAGGGTTAGCGCCGGAACTTCCCCGAGAATGGTCAGCAGCCAAAGAAGGCAGCCCAGCGTTTGCACCAGTTTCAGTAGCTGCGCCCGCACCTGCTGCGGCATCAGGAACCCAGTCATATCCGGTGCCTGCTGCATTAACTACGTAATGCCCGCCGGTGCGAGTTTCTAAGTCCGCTGGTGCCAGCGGGGTAACCGGTTTTTGCTCGTGGTAGAACAGCATGGGGTTCTGAGCGCCGGGTTTGCCCATCAGGTAGTCGTAGGCTTTCTGGGAGTCGCTACGGGTGTCAGCAGGGTTAGGCGCATTGACGCTTTTACCTACGGGGCCAATCGTTACGGGGCCTACGGGATTACCCGAAGCATCTACGGTGTCGTATTTTTTAGTCGCTGCGTTGTACACGAGGTGTGTGCCCGCCAGACCGCCGCCAGCCATGTGCTTAACAGGCTGACCAATGACACCAAACGTAACCGCAGACTGGCTACCGAACTGGTCCGCTGGTGTTGCATCCACTTGCTCTAAAGCCCCAGTCACGGGGTTCTTGGCGTAGCGGCGGATGTAGCCTGTGTTTTTGTATGCAGTCGGCCCAGTGCCTTGTGCCCCCATATCTACAAGCGCGGGTAGCGCAGCAGCGCCAATAGCAAACTTGTTGTTCTTGAGGAAGTCCATTGGATGCGCTGCGGCGGCACTCAGCCCCGCGCTAATATCCGGCTTGGCCGCTGCTTTGATAGCTGCGGTGCGTTCTGCATCCATTGCTGGGTTGTTTGAGTCAAAGGCCGCATTTGCCGCACTGGTATTCACGTCGCTGCCCATATTGCCAAGCCCGCTGGACAAACTAGCGCCGCCATACGCGCCGAGGCCTGCCTTGATGCCGTCTGCCAAACTACCCGAGCTGAGCCCCGCCAAACCACCAATAATGCCTGCGGTGCCTGCCGCACCGCTGAGACCAAACATACCTCCGACGGCTTCGCCTGCACCGGGCAAAAAGGAGTCAAGGGCAAAACCTGCAGCAGCAGGAAGCAAGTCGCTGAGAGAAAACGCTTCGGGTAAACCCGTATGTGGGTTGGTGGTCAAAGAACCGCCGTGTTGTTGTGCCAGCGCCTGCAATCCAGCAACTTCTTTGGGGGAGACGTGCATCAGCATAGAGTCGCCGTTGCGACCCTGAGAAGCTAAATGGCTTGCGGTGTGTTGCATCATGTTTTTACTTTCAGTACGTTGCTTGCCGAGGTATCGTAGTAAATGTCCCCAACGCGTAGATTAGCAAGATTCGCTTGAGTGGGGAGACTCGGCGTGGTTGCTCCCGCATTCGGTGGAAAACTTAGTCCTGCAACAACGTCTGCACCATTAAACTGCGACGATGCGGCAATCGGCCCTGCATTATCCAACTGATTGAAGTATAGACGCAACACGCTCAAAAGCTGGTTCATCATGCCAAAGTCGTACTCGGGCGTTGGGTTTGGTAGCCGAGGAGCCACTACATTTTTTTGTGCCATTTTTAACGCCTTCCGTCAGGACGTAAATCGATTCTTGGTGCACCTAACTGCCATTGAGTACCCAGTGTGTTGCAGGCAATTCGCATCGACATTTGACGACCGCGCACACGGATATTGAGCTGGCCAGTAAATGTATCCAAGTCAATTGGGTATGTCTGCGTAGCAGTTACCGTTTGTGTTCCGTCTGTGCTGGTTCCACCGACAGAGATAGGATTGTTGTACCCAGAGCCAGAGTTCTGCAGCGGTTGAAGTTGCATTGTCAGACTAGGCATAGTTCCATCAGTAGACCCACGGAAGGTCAAGTCGGGCAGCATCCGCCACACAAAAGCAAAGTTGTGCCCATCACCGATATCAAACTGCGATGTGGTGATAGAAGAGTTCATGGCTACCGGCGTGCCGCTGGTGTTGTCGTCAACCCCATATTCATGGTTTACAAGGTTGTTGGAGTAGGTGGCAGCTACAGGGTAATTACGTAGGCCAGAGTCTATCCATGCTGTACGCCCCAACGACCCATAGTACCAAGCATCTTCTACGTAGTTGTAGACAACGTACCGGTCGATCACGTAAGAGTTTTTGGTACAGTAGAACCACCAGACTTCATTGAAGCCTTCATTGGTGCTTGAATACACTTGGTCAAACTGGGTGGAGTTGATGTCATCATAGATAAACTGACGCAGATCACAACGTAGAGTTTGTACACGCCCGTCATACTTGTAAAACTTGTCTACGCCCATCCAGTACACCGCGCCGGAAGCTATCGCCATTGCATTGGGGCCAGCAATAGACACGTTGTCAGCGAGTAGCTGACTGCCCCACACATACGGAGGCCCCAAATACTGCAGTGAATAAAACGTCGAGTCAGTCCAGATCACGATCTCTTGGCGGCTCTGCAGTGCAGTGACAATCTTTGAGCCGTGCGACAGTCGCACGCTACCTGCTTGGTTGGTAACCGATGGTGCCCACTCCAAATAACTCTCTTGGTCAGACCATCGCACAACCATTGGGTCAAACGTGGTGCTCCCATAGTCATTGGTGCCAAACAAAATAACAAACCGGCTTGCGTCTGAAATAAGGAAGTAAGTTTGCGACAGCGGCACGCTGGACGCACCGTTGAGAGCCGTTAACGGTATCCCTCTGGGCGATATGCTGGTTACCCCTGATTGAGTTCCAGAGGTGTTAATTAAAGCGCCAGTAGGTGTAGCAGATAAGTTAAATGTGGTTGACGACACGTAGCGCGTGTAGTATGTCGTGCCTACGGTAAGACCCGTAGGAAGAGCGCCAGTAGTTTGAAACTGAATAGCGGTCTTGTCTGCTAAATTTAAAACTGAAGTTACTACTGCGGGGCTTGCAATAGTTATAGTTACTGTAGAGGGCGTAATACCGATACCGGCATTCCAGTAGTATAGCGGGCCTCCACGGGGGCCATACAATAAATCTTGACCAAAGTTGTTTGCGTTCCAAATACGCAGTGCGTCATTTGAAGTAGTACCATTGCCCCAAGTACCAGTACCCCAAGTGCCAGCGCCCCAGCCTACTAGTGGCACTGCGTATGATGGGCCTGTGTTCGCTTGATATACGGCATAGACAGTGCCACCCGCAGCAGCGCCAGCGGTGGCTGCAGCAGAAATAGTGATGTTGTACGTTGTTGAGTTTATATACGTTATCTTATATTCGCCGGTTATGGTCTGCCCACCAACAGCAGTGCCACCTGTATAGGTAACGTAGTCATTGTTGATAAACCCGCCAGAAGAATCTGTAACAAGAATCGTAGTTGTGCCGTTGGGGGTAAACGGGTTAGTAAGCGTTACTTCAGCACGTACCGGCGTAATGTCATAGTATGCGCCGCCATTCTCAATGTAGTACTTTGAATTTGTACCTACCCCCATTAAGTTCTGACCGCCTAAAGTCACCCAATTCCACAAGGCTCGGCAAACACCTAAAAAAGTAGCTGCGGAAATCTGCGCCCAACCGCCAATTTTTTCGGGCGTGCCTTGACGAAACCGAACTAGGTTCGATTCATAGTAGCCACCCTCGTTGGTGTAACGCGTGTTCTCACGGTTGACTCCGGGTTTAAGGGTGATCTTTTGCAAAGGCATGGCTTATTCTCCCACGGATCAGGCGAATGGTCGAGTGCCCGCTTTGTCGATGATGAGGGCTTGGTTCCTTGGCGCAGAACTTGGCAAGTTGGGAACGCTGATGTGCGTCCAAGCGTCGAATTCCCTGATGATTTGGTCAAACGGCAACTTGGCAGAAATGATGGCGCGTACCACTTGATCCGGGGTCATTCCGGGAACACGGATGTCCGCAGCGCAGCCCAAGCGATGTTGGGACGTATCTTTACTACCGACTGCATCGTTGACCTGCTTAGATCGGAAGGCGGAGTTGACCATGATGGGTTTACCTCCAAGCGCCACCTTGACCAACTCCAACAAGCCAGCCAGTCGCACCAGATTTGCTCGCTCATCTTCATTGGGTGTGTTGTCAAACTCACGGTGGTCGGTGTGGGTCAGCTCTTCAAGGGTGAAGTGTTCGGTTAGGTTAGTCATTTTGTCTTCATTGCGATGATGTTTTCGAGCGTTTTGCCACCGAAGTAAGCAGACATAATGAGCATACCCCATTGACCCAAAAGGTTAACATATCCTTCATTGGCGTTATAACCAAAAGCTGACATAAGCGCAAACAGAAAATACCCAATAAAAATAGCGACAAGACTAAGAGGGCGAATGTTGCGAGCAAGCCAGCTATCAGCTGCATCATCAGATTTCCAACGGTCTGTAACATTGTTTTGCTCCGTTTTGTAGATGTCGGTCTCGTTAGCCATTTTGGCCAGTTCACCGTTTTGGGCAAGGGTCGCCAATTCCAATTGGGCCTTAGCCTTAGCTTCTGGGTCAGGGATCAGCTTGTCAATCAGCTTGTTACCAATCCCAAGGATAGAGTCAAGTAGCATTTTATTTCCTCATAAAGTCAACATACTCTGTAGTGCCCCACGCTACAAGTGCAATTAGGGCGACCCCGGCAACTATGTAGAACAGCAGCTCAAGCGCTTCTTCAATATCTTTTTTCTTCTTGGCCTTGGCCTTTTCAGCCTCAAGCTCGTTTGCTTTGTTTTCAGCCACGATGCGGTTCCTTTCACGTAGGAAGTCCATCCACAAGTTTGTTTTGCCACGGCGCATGAAGGACATTTTGATCTGCTCCTCCACTTGCTGCATCTCTTCCGCCAACTGGATAAACTGCAGCGCCTGAGAGTTGGCCGACTGAAACGGGTTCTTTGAAGGCTTTGCCTTCTCCTTCATCACCGCGTCCTTAACATCAAAGAACTGATGCCATAGATCGGACGCGTCTTTACCCAGAGCAATAGCCTGCTTCACGCCAGCAATGGTCGCCCGCGCAGTTGCAATAAGGGTAATTGGGTCAAGCATTTTATTTTGCTTCCAGCGCCGCAAGGCGTGTGGTCAAAGACTCAATCAGTGCTTGTTGTTCTTGGATGGCTGCGGTTAACAATGGAATTAAAGCCGATTTATCAACCATTTGATAATTAGGTTTACCATCCTCATTAACCGCATCTTTTTCTCCTGTTACAGCAGATGGCACAACTTCTTGAAGTTCATGCGCGACAAAAAAATCAATGTCTGCTTCAGCGCCATTCATGCGGCCCGTGCTTGGCTTTAAAGCAGCCAGTTTTGATAACGCATTTTGAACAGGGCCATTTACAGTTTTTGAACGATAGTCTGATGTGGTGTTGTAAGCAACCAATCCACCCGCGCGGCTATATGTAATTGACCCCCTGCCTGCTGGACTTGTTTCCGTGTAAAAATTCATAAACACGTTATTGCCTGTAGTTGCAATATTCCAGCAATCCATACATTCGTAAGCAGCTCCAGATGCACCTCCCCTAAACAAGGGGCCATATCCAGAACCAGCATCAACTGCAACTTTTGTAGTAAATCCAACGCCTGCTCCAGCAGTTGTAGTCCCCACCAACAAATTGCCACTTGTATCAAGCGTCATTGCTTGAGTCCAAGTTATTGAATTACCCGCCGTACCACTTGCGGCGTAATACCAAGCATGAGCGCCGTTTGTTTGAGAATACAACGCAGCTTTGTCAGTTATTTTGTAAGCCCAATTACTTCCGGAACTTTGATAGGCATTATTAGAAATATTGGCGTAGCCTGTTGTCGCAGAGCCGGATATGGCTGCATAATTTCCAAGCTCTATTGCTTTGCTTGTTGTGTACCAAGCACTAGGAGTAACACCAACACCCAAATTTGTACCGTCAAACACCAGCGCACCACCAGTTGTCACCACCTTGGAGCCATTGAGATAAGCGACTCCGTTGGCTGTACCGCCAGACAAGGTGGTGGTGCTAGATGCGCTGAGTGTGGTGAACGCGCCAGCCGCTGCCGCTGTACCACCAATAGCAGGTGGGCTGGCCAAGTAGGTGCTAAACCCTGCCCCAGATACCGTCCCGCTTGCGCTTAGACTAGTAAATACCCCCGCGCCGGATGTGTTGGCAATTTTTACAAAGTCGGTGCCGTTCCATGCAACAACCGCAAACTCGCCAGCCACCAAGGTAACGCCTGTAGTTGGCCCCACACCAACAAGCTTGATGCTCTGGGTGCTAGATTTGTTGATAACTACGTAGGTCTTGGACTGGGCCGGAGCCGTGATAGTGCGAGTTACTGTGCCTGCTGCAGTCCAGAGGATGATGGCTTCACGCGCTTGATTGGCTGAGAGGGTGGTGGTTGTCAGGGTAACGTCCGCATCGGTGCTGAGCGTGGTGGTTCCTGCAACAGCAGAGTCCAGCAGCGATGTGATGGAGTTGTTTACCGTGTCGCCCCAAGTGCCAGAAAGCTCGCCGGTAACCGGTAGGGCCAGACCCAAGAGTGATGTTGCTGCTGTGGTCATACTATGTCCTTATGTGTTAATGAGCGTCCAACCGCCCCCTTGCGCGTTGTCTACTACAGTCCATGTAGGCGCTTGTGCAGACCCAATTAAGGTCCAATTTGCACTTTGCGCATTGTCTATTGGCTTCCAATACACTGCTACTACATCACCCAAACGTCCGTTTGCATAAACCCCTACTAGCAAATACTGCGCGGTATAAGAACCAATTCCAGACGCTACTCCTGATCCTACCACAGACGCAAGACTTGGCGCTACTTCATATGTAGGGGTTGCCACAGCGCCGGAGCCCGTGGTTGATGTTACGGCTTTATCAATGGCGTACGTAGGGCTTGACACAAAGCCGGAGGCTGTTACAGATGTTGCTCCAACATTAACGTCCTTTAGATAAATAACAGTGCCAAGCAGGCCAGATGCGGCGTTGCCACTAAGTAGCGTTAAGTAGCTGTAAGCTGGGGTGGATGCAAAGCCAGATGCACTTACGTTTGTAAGGGGGGCTGTTAAAGCGTAAGCCGGGGTGGCCGCAAAGCCAGATGCACTTGTATTTGCGAGGGTAGTTGTTAGTGCGTAAGCCGGGGTAGAGGCGAAGCCTGATGCGGCAACCCCAGTTGCGTTTACGAGCACCGAGCTGGAGTAGGTTTCAGTGCCCACGAACCCATTCGCTGTGTTGTTTCCAAGCAAGGTTGAGTAGGCATAAGTGGGGGTAGCGGCCACCCCTGATGCGCTTGCATTTGTGACGGCGCTTGTTAAAGCGTAGATAGGTGTAGCCGCAAAGCCCGAAGCCGAGACGGAAGTCGCCCCAACAGTAACGTCTTTTAAGTATGTCGTCGTACCCGCAAATCCCGAAGCAGTATCGCCAGTGATGGGAAGAGAAAATACACCGTTAATGTAGCTTACGCTTAAATAGTCGTTATTCCCAGAGCCGCTACCAAGAAAATTAAGGCCAGCATTGTTTCCACCATCGGTGCTGTTACCTAAGTTCCAAGGGGTACTTTTAGTTAGTGTGCGCTGTGTTGAAAGGGCGCCTGTAACGGTGACAAGGTTTCCTGCGGTTCCGTTAAGCCCAAACGTACCAAAAGAAATATCTCTACCAAAACTAACAGTAACGGGCTGTATGCTATTTGTTATACTGTTTACGTATCCCGCACTAATACTACTGGAACTAGAGTTACCGTAAATAACAACATTGTATAAATTTTGTCCGTATGTATTTATAGAACTACCGGGAATACGTAATGTAGAGGTTCCGGCGTTAAAATTACTTGTTGGAAAACTTATAATTCCGAAGTTTGGAAATGTAATAGTACAAGAATTTAAATTTACAGCAGCAAAATAATTAGTACTAAATGAGCTTGAAACTTGAAGCGTTGAAGAACTAATATTAAGTGTTTGTGAATTTATATTTGGTGCACTAATACTGAATATAGCGGTTGAATTTATGTCTAATGTGCCCGTTGCTGAACCATATGCGTAAACAACAAATGGCGCTGGGTATGTAGAAGATTGTACTAATGAATTTTTAATGTATGCAGCACCACTAAGAGACGCACCCCCTGTATATACCGCTGTATATGCCGTTGTATCTAATGTTGTGAAGCTTGGATAATATGAGTCACCATTTGAAGTGTCAAATACGGCATATCCGCCACCACTTATATAACAATCTGGTGCATTAGCTAAACTACTAAAATCACAGTAAATATAAGTATTATCAACTGCCGCACTTGTTGCTGTATTTATATTTACTCTAAATTTATTTGTAAGTGATGGAGTACCATTTGTATTTACAATACCAAAAGTGCCCGTGTTTGTATCTGTGCTTACTACATTAATAACGGATGTACTAGGTATATTTACAGTTGAGCTACAATAAAAATTTCTAGCTGTTACATTTAAATTACTTGTTATAGTTGTTTGAATTAAATATAAAGTATTTGCTAATGGCGCGTTAAAAGTTATTGACCCATTTATAGTGGTATTTTGAAAACCTACTGAACCATTTGACCCATTAAAAACAAAAGGTATAGAACTTCCATAAGTTCCACCATTAATCCAAAAATAGTAAATGTCAGATGTTCCTGTTTTAGTTATAGATGTAAGTGCTGATGTATTTGCATTTGTAAAATAAATATAATAGTTGTTGGGTGTACCAACGGAAATATCGCCAGATAAAATTAGGTTTGAAGTAGATGCACCTTTACCATAACCAAATCCTCCAGATATAGCGCCAGTTGAGTTAAGTGTAAATGAGCCCGATAGCGTTGTTAAAGAACCGCTATCAAGATTAAGACAATTAATTACTCCTGCTTGAGTGTATACAGCTGTGGCTGTACAGAAAAAAGAGATGCTTGGACAGTTAGCAAGGAAACTACTATTAGAAGTACTTGCCAAACCATACCCTGCACCTGAAGAAGAAATGGTGCACGATGGAGATATAAAATCCCCAAAAATATAAGTATAATTAGGGGTGTTTGTTAAATACTGGAATGTTCCAGTAAAACCAGTTGTATTAAAACTAGCTAAGTTGGTGTTTACGGAAGAAGCTGTTTGGGTAAAAGAAACTGTATCTGAGCCATTTGTAAGTTTAAGCCCCGGCATTGTGGATGTTGTGGTGTTCCACGTTGATCCCGTCCACGTAATACCGCGATTTGCGGCAGTGCCAGACGCTGTTAGTGTAAAAATTGGTTTTGCGGATGGAAAAGTTAGCTGCGCTGCAGTTTTGGTTACGTTAATAACTGTTCCTAAGTTTGCAGTCACCGTTATGCCGCCACCAGCAGATGCGCTTATTGCTGTTGCTGTTGAGCCTGTTGATGTAAATGTTGTGCAGACCCATTGATAAGTTCCTAACGTAACCGTACCGCCGTTACAAGTAAAAGTTCCGGTTCCGTTGAAGTTTCCAGCAAGCGTTGGCTGTGCCCCTGTCGCCGTCATGGACACGTTGGACGCTATGGTTACGCCGTTTGTGGTTACAGTCCCTGAACCAGATATTGTTAAAGTACTAGAATGAGACCAAGTAAATCTTGAGGACGGTAAATTTAGCAACGAACCTGTTGCTGAACCGCCGCTTAAAGCCAAAGAATTAGATAAACCGGCAAGGGTTATTCCGTTAGCCCCACTGGTAATACCGGAAGCATCAATACTTCCAACAGTTGTTGCGGCAGAAATAGTGACCGTGATTGCGGCCCCTAAAAAAGAGTTGTTGTCAAATATTGCAACATCCCCCGTGCCCGGAGTTGTGGCGGTTACGGTTCCACCAGACGTAGTTCTCCAAGCGTTTGTGCCATTCCAGTTTGCAGACGCTGGGGTTGTGTTACCCGCTGTTGAATTACCAACCCAGTATTTATTTGCCATAACAACTTCCCTTTAGGAAGCGACGGGTTAGGTCGTAACCAAGCGCAAGAGAGCAGTTGCAGCAGCGTTGGCGGGCATCGTGATGGTGATGTTACCGGCTGTGATGGTTTGAGAACCAAACGTGTGGACGCTAACCGCCTTGTTGGATTGGCTAGAGTTGTAGATTAGCACGGTATCAAACGCTGTCTGGATAGTTACGCTAGTCCAAGTAAAGCTTGCCGAAGGTGTCCAGTAACCTGTACCCGCTGTTGACGACGTGTTTGCTGACGTTGGTGCTGTTGCGTTTGTTACCGTGGCACCACCAGCCGTATAGCCTGTTCCGGATGTGTTTGTCACTTCTCCAGTAGTGGAGTACGCCGTGGTAGATGCGTTCAGTGTAGCAGAAGCAAAGTACAGAGCAGCTTTAAAAGTATCTGCCGCCGTGGTTCCGCGTGTTGGAGAAACACCAAAATTATGGGTGGCGGTCATCAGCTCGCCAAGAAACGAGGTGCACATTGATTGGGTATTGGCCATGATATGTCCTTAAAGAGTTGCGGTTTCGCCGACAGTAAACCCCGGCATTTGTTTCAGTGTTACGTGCGCAGACCGATGTACCAGTTCGCCGTCCAGCCAGTACTCAACCCAAGTTGTGTACTCATTATCATTGTCAACAGACCCCTCGCGTTTCTCAAGCAAAGAATCGTCCATTTCGCCTTTGGTGGTGTTAACAAGCATTAGGAACTCCGAATAAGTGCAGTGGTTGAAGTGTTGGTTGGCATTGTAATCAAGAACGTGGTTGTCGAGGTCTTGTCAGACCCAAAGTCAATAACCGCAATCGACTTGTTACCCTTGCTGGCATTGTAAATGAGAGCGCACCGCGCGGTAAGCCCTGCAGTCCATGAGGTGTTGGCAAAGTTAACGTAGGCCGTGTAACCAGAAGTTTGAACTGTAACACCTGTTACAGTATTCCCACCAGCTGTATAGCCTGTAGCTACAACCTCATTGGCTGAGCTATATACAGTAGTGCTTGAATCTAGGTTTGCATTACCGGTGTACAGAGCAATTTTTAATGTATCTGTAAGCAGGTTATGCACAGCTTGATACAGCTCCGCTTTAAAACTCGTGGTTTGACCTTGAACAATTGCCATGTTATGTCACCACCGCTTCAAATGTATTGGACTTGCGCACGTTGTCTGCTCCGGGTATTACTTGTAGATTGTAAGGCGTGTGAAACCCAGAGACAAGTTTTCCTTGTAGGGGAAGCACGTGGTCTACATGCCAAGCAAACCCAAAAAGTTTTGTCCGCAGCGCGGCAAGCTCGTAAGCCTGCTCAATCATCCAATGATCGTCGGCTGTAAGCCATTTTGGTGTGCGGTTGATTTTTGCTAACCGACGTTTGACTGTATGTGCGTTAACTTTGCCTTTGTTATTGGCTTTAGTTTTTGTCGCATATAGCTTTACTTTTTCTGGATTTTTTGCACTCCACGCAACAATAGTAGCGCGGCACCTATCTTTGTTTTCTTTACGATATTGGGCGTCGTACGCAATTTTTTCTTTGTGTTTTGAGCCTCCGGGTTTGCGCTGTTCCGCAATTTTTAAATTGCTTTTTTTTCTATTTTCTTGTGTTTTTTCTGGGTTTGCTGCCCTATTTTTGCGTAATAACTCACGTGCACACTCTACACATGCGCCAGAAACCCAACGAAACCCTTCTAACTCTGGATGTTTAGTGCAAGCAGACCCGTAGCACTTATTTAAACCCAGTGCTTTAGCTTCTTGGCGCGTATGCTGCGTCATGTAACCGCCTGCCTGTATTGGCCGGTTCTATAACTGTCGGTTCGCTCCATTCCATCACCCAGACGTTTAGCAAGGGCTAATGCCTCTTTGTATTTTGCGTCAATGCCCATAACAATATCAGCTTCGCCCTTCATGTAGGTATAGGCTTCCACCAAGGAGCCATACAAAAGCACGGAGTCAAAGTTGTCGCCCAGCCATGTAGTCGTTGCCGTAGTGATCGACTCGGGGTAGTAGAAGTAGTGCAGTTCTACAGAGTACGTGGTATCAGGCGTAGGGCCAAGAATGAAAGACAGCTCCGTAGTCGGAACCCCTGCGCTTGTAGTAGGTCCAAACAATGCATAGTACTTGGGTAAGCCCGTGCTTGTAGGGGTAGGGTACGCTTCACGAATGAAGTTTACGTCTTTATTCAACAGGTACGTGTACGCTCCGGTGCCGTCGATGACAGCCAAAGAGTAGGGTGCCAAGAAGTCAACGGGGCACGATAAATACTTGTTGCTTACAGTTACTGAACCCGTCACGTTTTTACGCAACGAGGGGAACTGAATCGTGTTATAGATGCGCTGCTCTGCCTGCGTAATGAACGTATTCATCGCAGTTGTCGGAAACGTATTCTCCGTATAAGTGGAGATCGCTGTGACTAGAGCAGCGTAGTTCATGCCATCGGACCTCGAGCCATCACGCCTTTAGTAGCGCAACCGGTACCACGAATTTTAATACCATCAGTCTTGGTTGGCTCGTTGCCAGTGGACTTGCTGAACCGGCCTAGGCTGATGTCCAGAGTGTCAAGCTTGCTGTTATTGGTAGGAAGACCGGGGTTAGATTCTGCACGCACCATCTTGCCAGACATAGTGTGTGGCTTAGCGTACAGACTCGCCGGGCCAATTTCTTTGCCCATCTTTTTCATGCTTTGTGTGGCCATGATTAACCGCCTTTTTGGTTGGCAACACGTGCCAGATTACGCCCCATTTTCAGGAGCGATGCATCGGAGACGCCAGCGCTTTTCTTGCCACCTGCGGTGGCTTTGGCGTTGGGGCCGCTATTGGGGAGGACTTTAGCATCGGTTTTGCCTTTCGACACGATACCGTCTGCTGCTTTTGTGTATGCCATGATTTACTCCTATGAAACCGTTACGGTCACTGTGCCTAGGCTTGCAGTCGCCACCAAGTTGTTCGGGGTCAAGACCGCATCAAAACCTGAAGAGCCGCCAATCGGCCCCCAGCCCCACTGAATATCCCTAGAGCCGCCGCTATTGTACCCATCTGTCATCGGGCCTGCCACTAAATACGTAGTGTCATTACGCGGGTTGCGCACAGCTTGCGGGTCGTCTACAGGAAAAGTTCCCAACATCAGTTGGGGATGGTCCGGGTCCCAGCACTGTTGGCATACCAGCAGGTTAAAAACCCGTTGCTTCTGTACTTCTTTCTTCAGCTCAGTCAGCTTGTAGCGCTGCCCGCAACGGTCGCACATGGCGACCGCATTTTTGCCGGAAGAAAACCGATTTCCCATATCTTAGTTGATGAACATTTGGCGCGGCACAAAACGCACCGAGGCTTTTTCGCGGTCTTCTTCGCTGGCCAACTGCCATGCTTCATCGTACTGTTGTTTCAACATCTCGGTGCGCTGCAACCCATTTGGTACTTTAAGCGACAGGTAGTATGCCAGTCCGGCCACCATGCAAGGGATGAAACGAAACGGGACGTCCATCGTGTTTACGCCCGTACCAGCGTCATCAATTCGGCGCAAGCGCCAGTACACAAACGTGTACGTCTGGGAGCTGTCCGGCACCGGCCAAACGGTAACGCGGGGGGTTTCCTGACGGCGCTCAATCCAGACCTGAATAGGGCGGGCTTGCTGCAGTTTATTGGGGATGGTGGCGTACGTGGACACGCTGATGCGTGTGATGGTCAAATCGGCCTGCGTAGACGCGTTACCGGCACCGGTGCGGATCACATGCTCCAACAAGTCTACGGTGTCGGAAGGCAGGTCGTATGTAGCTTGGCCGGGGATCAATGTGATCGACCCTTGCTCAAAAGTCCACATATTTACGCCACGGTTGGCCCAATCCGCAAACAAGAGGTTCAAAGACCGGCGGGCAGTCTTTAAATCATAGCCAGAGCGCAGTTCGGAACCCGTGCGCTCAAACGCTTCCTCCACCAGTTCGGTGAGGTCTAGGTTAAACGCAGTGGTTCCAGAGACAGCCATGATTACTTCATGCCTTTAAGGGTTTCGGCGAGGCGAGCGCGTTGCCCCATCTTGCCGGGTTTTTTCGCAGCCGCTGCCAGTTTTTTGGCGGGGATAGGTTTGTCGCCTTTAACACCAAGAGAAGCGCGTAGTGCGCCGGGTTTCTTGATCGCTTTTTGAATCCACTTCTCGGCCATTATCTATACCTCGCTGTTTTTGCCGCCACCTTGGGCGGTTGTTTAACAAACTGTTTGCCTGCTGCCTTTCCCGCACGCTTGGCACGGGTTGTAGCCGCATACTCCGCCGGACTCAACGCTTCGATGGCCGCTTTGGGCAAATAGCGCTCGCCCGTCTTCGACGACGGTTTGCCGGACTTGGTGCGCCATTTCTGGTCAGTCCAATCCTTGAGCGACTTCTGCGGAGCTTTCACATCAATCCGTATATCCGCCGCCCGCTGCCTTGTACTTCTTGGCCACCAGTTGCGCTTTTCTCGCGCTCCACTGGCCTGCACCGGTACCCTGCGTTGCTGCGGCTTTAACTTGACTCACAATACGTTTGCGGAGGCTGGGCTTCGTGTAGTTTCCTGCAGCGTTAACCCCGCCTCCCTTGGCCATGCGTTTGCCGTTTGGTATTTTTGCGGGGTTTATGTCCCCCATACCACGGCTGGCAATCATCGTACTTTACCGCCCATGCAGAACTGCTGACCACGGGTTTTACCGCGTTGAGCAATACCGTCAGCCGAAGAACGGAATGTACCGCCAGCAGCCAGCTTCAAAGTTGTGCCTTTACCGCCTTTGTGTTCTTGAGCATCATGCTGTTTGAAGGCTTTTTTAATCATGGCTTTGTCTTGAGCCATGTCGGTCATACCGCCTTCAGCCATCTTCTTGACGCCACCGCCGCGCTTCATACCCATCATTTGCTTTTTGTCCAAAGCCATATCCGCTTTGGAGCCCTCGCGCATGCCTTTTTTCTCTACGTCCTTACCGGACTTTTCAAACATTTTCATTTTGGAATTCATCATATCGCCACCTTTAGAAAATTTGCGGCCTTTGTCGGCCTCGTTGAAATCTTTTCCCACGGACTGTGGGATTCCTACTTTTTTGGCAAACGCAGGGTTATGCGCTATTGCCGCCATGAAATTATGCTGTTTTTTAGAGCTACTCGGCATCGGGTTTTCTCCAACGAATAAGCTCCGAAAAAGGTTTGCCGGTCAACATTTCCACAATGCGCATCGAAGTCCACACTACGCTAAGCCCTGCGGCCAATGCTGGAAGTACCTGCATAAGGGTTCCAAGTGCTGTGGCAAGAGATACCCAGTCAAGGACTGTTTTAACTGTGTATTGATGCTCAGTCATATTAGCAGTTCCACGCTCTAAGGCTCTTGTTTATACGCGAGTTCGGATCGTTTGCGGTCTTCGCGCTGGTAAGTTTCTTCTTCATACCGGTCATTCTCGCGCAGAAGGAGTCGCGCCTGCTTCCGCCTTCCGGCTGGGGAGGCTTCAAATTCATCCCTTGTTTTTTGGCTGACGCGCGCCCCTTGGCGTTCAAGCCACCCTTGGGGTTTTTGCCTTCCTTGCGAGTCCATGCAGGTGACTTAGCCATACTGAATAGTCTGAAAAGAAATGTTGGTCACAACCGCGTAAATGCCGTTTTGAGCCAAAATGCCTTCGCCAGAAAAAATAGCTTGGAATGGTTGCACAGCGGTTCCGGTGTTATAGCTGGTCAGCCATACGCCCGTAGAATAAACACAGTTTGTGCTAGTAGCAATTGTTCCGGTGTTTAAGTCCGTCAAAGTAAACGTGTTTGCGTCAACCACAGTTATTTGGTAGTTACCCGCAACTGCTGAAACACCAGAAGCTGCCGCAAAAGTAATGCCTACTGTCTGCCCTGTGGTTAAGCCGTGCCCTGTTTTTGTGACGGTGACTGTGTACCCAGAACGTCCGTAAGTAGCCGATACCGGGGCAGTTAAAGTGTCGAACAAGTCAATGCTACCGGCGGTGCCAGTACCAAGATACGCCAAATTTTTTAGTCTGGAACGCGCAGCAACGAGTAGTCCCGTGCCGCTGGAGTGCGATCCTTTGACATCATATTGCATCGTCATAATCAATCTCCTAAAAAACAGGGGCCGAAGCCCCCGAGACTAATTACTGTTGGTTGGCAGGTTGTGCTTGGTTGCCGCTCGAATCACGTACAGCGTATGTAATCACGATGGTGGCAGCACCGGTGG